GCAACAGGAAGAGAAGTATGTCCAATCAATCTCGATTCATTGGTTGCTATTCCGTCTTGTTTACGGAATTCTTCTCGATAAGTAATGCCAGCTAATGCCATTCCATATTTTGAAAGACCTTTCTTCCCTTTAACATTACGTTTAACTTGCTTCGCAGATTTTTTAACTTTACCAGAAAGTAAACCACTACCAACATAACTTGTTTTGGTGTTTCCTTTTTCAGACTGCTTTTTAGCAATCTTGTTTTTGACTTTTCTACTAGCTGTACCAAAAGAAGACTTTCTTTTTTTAACAGCATTATATAAATCTTTTGACATTCGATAAGCACTGCGAATACTAGAAGGGCTTATCAAAGAATTACTTCTGCCAGTTTGCGGAGTTACAAATGGATTAACGGACATTTCTTTTTTTTTTGCTAACGCGGTGACGGCAATAAATTGCCGACTTGTGCCAAGGTTAACCCTAATTTGTGCCATGTGCCAAGGTGGGGGTAATACTAAACCCCACCTTTTTTGACATTGGAACAAATTTCGGAAAATTAGTACACGTGTTATCGTTTCTTAACATTGGGATTCATTGCCTTTTCAATCGTAAGTAGCGGTTGACTCTGGGGTCCGAGCGGGCCCCTGGTCGTCCCCGTTAATGTGGTTAAATAGTAATAAATTATATTTCGGTTATATCCCAACGATCTAATGATAATTTAGTTGTATCAGGATAAAAATTAGCAAATACAACAACATGAGGTACGTTGAATCTTATAGGTTTGCATTCATATTTGGTAGACAAAAAATATCCATTTTTAAAGGATTCCATGACATCGTATGGTACGTACTCTTGTTTTGCGCGGGGCAAATCGAAGAAGACAACCTGTTCGTAATTGTATGCGTAGTATATATCTTGGTTTTTTCCTCCGGTAACAAGATAGCTGCTTTTGGTTTTGTATCGAGTAGAAAAATAAGACTTGCCAGAGTTGCCAGTGACATCAAAATACCATAAAACCCTCCGCGAGTGGGCATCTTCCGATAGAATATTTGATAAATCAGTTTGCCAACCGGAACGCGGAATTAAATCATCAATAACAACTTTTGATGCTTCCAACAGTCTAATATAATCATGAACAAATCGAGGATATTTGGCTACTGTGTCGGAACATTCTTCAAAAAGAGCTAATCCTCTTTTACCGTCTTTAATAGTATTTTTCAATAATTCAAGATCATTACGCTCTAATTTTAGTTCATATATAGCGGATTTATTAATAAACAGAAGCAGTGAGACTTACTTCCTCTAAATACAAGTTCTCCAAATTCTTTAAAATCTCCATCTTTTTTACAATAACTTTTATTTATTCTCCATTTATAACATACTCTGCAGCTCTTTCAGGACTACCACGTGAAATTTCAAGATGTGCTCTAGGGCTTATGAATTTTTTGGCTTGCTCTAATCTCATTTTCTTTTTCAACTGAACATATCCTTGTAGATGAGGTGTGCCTTGTTGTCCAGTTTCATTTCCATATATAAGATAATTGAAGTGGCCATGTTCATACATAGTTTCCAATTTGAGTTTATCATCTTCTTCCCAATTATTAATTGTAAAGCACCAATTCTTTGCGGCTGACATTTACATATAGGGATATTACTTATTGCTTTTATATTAATTCGGAATTTAGGAATATAGGAATCGGAATTTATTTATTGATTTTAATTTATTCTAGAACATTCTAAGAACGTTGAACTTCATATTGATCAGTTGCAGTATCTAACTTTGAACTACAACACAATTGTTGAGTCAACTCGAGCTCAACTAACAATCTAACACATCCATCAGCTTTGCCTAACACTCTATCAACATGTATCATTCTACTATGACCAATTGCTCGATTATATACCGTATCGGAAAATAACCATCCCGGAGTACCAATAGATGGATCTTTTCTAAGTAATAAACGTACTAAATACCCAAACAAACATTCTTGATTATGCGAAATAATAGATGTTTTTACGTGACCAGGATCCATAAATACTTTAGTTTTGCCTGAACAATTTAATATTTCATAAGCAGGAGGTGCTTCTGATCCTACTTCTGATACAAGATAAGTATTATCAAATCCCAACTGTCCTAATCCTACAGTTGCACTTACCTTACGATTTTGATTAATAAATTGATTCCCAGTTACATAATACATGTTAGCTTCAACAGGAACATTATTCAAGTCATCGGATTGAATTACTGATGTATCACTTGAATAGAATCCAGATTGGTTTTGAAACTTTAACGCACTTTTGCTTCTAATAATAAACTTTGCTTGTGCTAAAGACATTCTGACCCTTGCAGGAGACAAAATATTGTAGGTACCCGGTGGTCTTAATTCTATGTCCAACCACCTCATAGATCGTGGATCTTCAACAAATAATGACTTGAACCAATCTGCAAATCCATCCATATACCCGTGCCAAGTACCAGCTGCTTGTGCAGCAGTAGGTACCCACGTTTGTGTTGAAGGAATAGTTTGAGTCCAACTATCAAAGTATCGAATAACAATAGTTGTGACACTGGAATTTGATAATCCAGTGACGGCTGTTAGAGAATCTACATGTATATTGGCTTTTTTAAATAAACACTTCAACAATGCTCGAAATACATTGTAGTAAGTTGCTGCAACAGGAAGAGAAGTATGTCCAATCAATCTCGATTCATTGGTTGCTATTCCGTCTTGTTTACGGAATTCTTCTCGATAAGTAATGCCAGCTAATGCCATTCCATATTTTGAAAGACCTT